TGTTGGAAATAAGTTCTTATTAAGTCAATGTACTTCTAATGGAGCAGCAATTGCACTAAACGATGGTCTTATAGACAACAAAAAATTCTTAGTACCATTCCAAGGTGGATTCGATGGATTCGCACCAAACAGAACAGTACTAACAGGAGAAAACATTGTTGCAGGTAATATGCAAGGATTAGATTTATCATCAGCAACCGCAGAGGGTACAATCGCAATGAGAAAAGCTATTAGCGCAATGTCAAATCCTGATGAGTATGACATGAACTTGTTAATTACACCAGGTGTAATCAATAGACTACACTCGTCAGTAACTACTTTCGCTAAAGATATGTGTGAAGACAGACAAGACACATTCTATGTAATGGACGCAGGTTCTTACACAGATTCAATCGCAACAGTAGTTAACTCACTAAGTTCATTCGATTCAAACTATGTTGGAACTTATCACCCATGGGTTAAGATTCTTGACACAGATAAAAATAAGCCAGTCTGGGTACCACCAAGTGTTGTATTACCAGGTGTTATCGCATTTAATGACGCAGTTGCTGAACCATGGTTCGCACCAGCAGGTCTTAATAGAGGTGGTTTATCAAATGTAATCGAAGTTAAGTCAAGATTGACTCATGACGAGAGAGATACATTATACGAAAACAGAATTAATCCAATCGCTACATTCCCTGGACAAGGTGCTACTGTATTTGGTCAAAAGACATTACAAGCTAGACCATCAGCTCTTGACAGAATTAATGTTAGAAGATTGTTAATCGCATTGAAGAAGTTCATCGCATCATCTTCAAGGTATTTACTATTCGAAAATAATACGGCAGCAACAAGAAACAGATTCTTAAGTATTGTTAACCCATACTTAGAGTCAGTACAACAAAGACAAGGTCTTTTCGCTTTCCGAGTGATTATGGACGAATCAAACAATACACCAGATATTATAGATAGAAACATCTTAAAAGGAGAAATCTTTATTCAACCAGCAAAAACTGCAGAATTTATAGTACTTGATTTCAATGTACTACCAACTGGCGCAGCTTTTCCTGAATAAAATAAAATAAAGACTATTTATTAGAAAGAGAAATAGGAGAATTAAATGGCACAATTATTAGACCCAAATGAAATAATGTTCACCAACTTTGAACCTAAAATGTCAAATAGGTTCATCATGTACATCGAAGGAATCCCTGCATACTTGGTGAAAACGGCAGCCAGACCAGAAATAAACAATGGTAAAGTTACCATCGACCACATCAATGTTAGAAGATATGTGAAAGGTCGTTCTGAGTGGCAAGATTTAGCAATCACTTTATACGACCCAGTCGTACCTTCCGCTGCACAAGCAGTAATGGAGTGGGTAAGACTACATCACGAATCTGTAACAGGTAGAGATGGATACTCTGATTTCTATAAGAAAGATATCACATTTAACAGTTTGGGTCCTGTTGGTGATAAAGTAGAAGAGTGGACACTTAAAGGTGCATATATTCAATCAGCTAATTTTTCAGACATGGACTACGCAGGTGAAGATTTGGCAACAGTAGAAATGACACTTACTTACGATTACGCAATACTACAATACTAAATACGGATTGTAATAAAAATTGAAATAAGAAACCCGCCCCATAAGGTGGGTTTTTTAATTTTATTTACATATTTATTAGAGGTTAACCAAAAAGGAGATAAGATATGGCAAAATTAATAGTTAAAAGAATTGATGACAATATTGTTGAGTGGATTGGTGATGATTCATATTGTACTTGGGAAGACAAGGACAATGGTGGTGAAGCTGCAACACATTTTACAATCGCAGAAGCAAATGAAGATTGGGGACTACCAATTAATGGCTTCGATTATGGTGGAAGAGAAAAAATTACCTATGATGGTGATTTACCAGATGGATTTGAATGTGGTGTAACTACACTAACAGGAACCGAAGGTAGTTATACTTGGGGATAATCCAAAATCTATTTTAAAATCTTAAAGTCTCATTATTAAAACAATTTTGAGACTTTTTGTATTAATAATAGTCCAGTTACATATATATTATAGTACAGTACAACAAAAAAAGATATAAAACGAGTTTTATTATGGCAAAAGAAAGATTAGAAGATGAGTACCCAATTTCCGACAAGGATATGGTACAAAAAGCTATCAAAGACCACGAACAAAGAGAAGTTCGTGACTATAAGTTCCCTACGGAAGTTATAGATTTACCCTCAAAAGGACTTATATACCCAAAAGACAACCCACTATCAAGTGGAAAGGTTGAAATGAAGTATATGACCGCAAAAGAGGAAGATATCCTAACCACACAATCATATATTAAAGACGGAACTGTTTTAGACAGATTATTTCAGTCATTAATCGTTGGTAATGGTGAAGGTGAAACAATTAAATACATAGATTTAGTTACAGGTGATAAAAACGCAATTATGATTGCTGCAAGAGTACTTGGGTATGGTAAAGAGTATAAGGTTGAAATTGACGACCCAACTATGCCAGGTACAAAGCAAAAAGAAAACATCGACCTTACTCAATTCCAAAATAAGGATTATGAGGGTGAAAATCAAGTAGAACCACATAAAAATGAGTTCGAATTCACTTTACCAACCTCAAAGAGAAAGGTTACCTTTATGGCGATGACCGAATCTAAAGAAAGAAAAGTTAAACATCAAGTAGAAGCAATTAAGAAGGCAAATCGTAAATTAAAAGATATGACTTCAAGAGAGTTAACTACAAGAATGAAAAATATGATTCTTTCAGTAGATGGGTCAGATGACCAAAAAGACATCAATCATTTCGTGGACAATGAATTATTCGCAGTAGATTCAAAGGCACTCAGAGCGTATATCAACCAAAGTGTTCCCGATATTGATTTAACATTTGAATTTGTATCTGAGGAGACCGGGGAAGAGAGAGAAATGCAACTGCCTATGGATGTCGGGTTTTTTTGGCCTTCCGAGTGATTATAGAAAGCATTTACATTCTCAAATTTTTGACCTCATATATCATGGAAATGGTGGGTTTAGTCACACCGATGTCTACAATATGCCTGTTTGGGCGAGAAACTTCTATATCGGTAAGATAATAGAATTCAAACAAGAAGAAAAAAAGGCACATGATAAAGAAATGAGAAAAATCAAGTCAAAAACACCAAGAAAATAATAGTAGTATAAGAACCCGACATATTTGTTGGGTTTTTACATATTTATAGAATATAACAAAGGGATATTATATGAAAACCATCAAAGCAACTAAATTAAGAGAGGTCTTATCTTCCAAGGGAGTAGATGAGGGTTTTATTGATAGAATCTTTCACAGAATACAAAAGGCTAAAACCGATACCAAACTTAAACAGATTGAAAAGGACATTGAAAGGTCTAAACAAAAAGTGAAAGACATAACTTCAGCTCAAGAAAAACTACTTATCCAACAATATGGTAGTAAGGATAAAATTCCTCAAGTAATGAAGAAACAATTCGGAATTGAATAACTTTAGGGTTCTAAATGGCAGATGATTATAAAAAGATTGAAGAATCATTTCTTGGCGCAAGAAATTACGCCAATGAATTAGCAGACCTTCTTGGTAAAGCAGGAAAGAATACCAAGGCTGCAAATGAGTTTGCCTCAAAATTAGCAGACAATCTTAAATCACAAACAAGTGCCGCCGATAAACTAAACGCAGCAGTTGAAGCTAGACAAGACTACATAGAAAAAACTGTAAAGAGTGGTAAATTCCTGAATAAGGGATTGATGAAACAATTGGACACTACAATTAAAATTCTTGATGCTGAAAAAGAGAAAGAATTAGAAGTTCAAAAACAAGTAGACAAAGCTAAAGAATACGAAGATTTACTTAAAGACCAAAACGACCAATTAAAAGAATCATTAGGATACTCATCAGAACTTGCAGACCTATTTGCAGCAGGTGGTGTAGCGGCATTAGGTGCAAAAGCATTTACTGAAGGTATTGGTAAAGCAAAAGAGGCATTTACTGGAACTTACGATACTGCAATAGATTTATATAAGACAATGGGTCTATCAGCAAATGAAGCAGCAGGAATGGCTTCAAGTATTCAAGGTGCATCGATGTTCTCACTAACAGTAAGTGCAGAAGATGCGGCATCAGCTGCAACGGCAATGAGTGACGCATTTGGAACGGCTCAACATATAAACGCAGAAACATTAAAAGATGTAGCAGAACTATCCAACTTATTAGGTGATGGTGCTGGTGCAGTCGCACTACAACAAATATTTGAACAAGCAGGTGCTGACGCAAGTGATATGACATCTGAAATAAAAGACATCGCAAGTGGTGTCGGTGTCAACGCATCCGCAGTTCTAAAAGATATGGCAAGTCAACAAAACCAAATGTTGGGGATGTCAAAAGAAGAAATTAAAGTATTAGCTAAAAAATCAGCAGAACTTGTTAAACAAGGGATGTCAATGGAGAAACTGAATGCGGTATCTGACAATATGTTAGATATAGAAGGTAGTATCCAAAAACAGATGAAAGCAAGGGCATTTGGATTAGGTGAAATGTTACCTGACCAACAAGCTATGTTAAAAGCCGCAGAAGAAATGCAATTCGGTGACCAAGCCAAGGGTGCTGAAATGATGATGAAGGCTATAAATGACGCAGGTGTATCTGCAGAAGACTTTGGTAAAATGGGTCGTAAACAACAACAGATATATGCTGACGCAATTGGAATGTCTGCATCTGAGTTGGGTAATATGTTACAGACTCAAGAAAAGAACGCAGAGTTACAAGCAAAGTTTGGTGAAAAAGGTGCAAAAGTTTACGGATTCCTAACCGCAGGAGCTACCAGTATGGGGCAAGGTTTAATAGAGACGGGAAAACAACTTGCTTCAATGATTATACAATATGGTATAATGAACAAATTAGGTGGTAAGAGTTTCTTTGGTGGTGCACCAGGTAGTGGTGGTAATGATAAGTCAAAATCAATCACCAAGAAAAAGTCTAATATCAAAAGTGGTGGTGGTAAAGGAATGAGTGGTATGACAGACGCCATTTCAAAAATAGACGCCAAGAAACTACTCGCAGGTGGTGCAGCATTAATACTTGTAGCGGCAGCCGTATTTGTATTCGCAAAAGCAGTACAAGAATTTATGAAGGTTGAATGGAAAGCTATTGGTATGGCAGTTGTATCCATGTTAGCATTAGTAGGTGCATTGGCATTGGTAGGTGCAATAATGATGAGTGGTGTTGGAGCAGTTGCTATTCTCGCAGGTGCAGCCGCAATGTTAATCATAGCCGCAGCATTATTAGTTCTTGGGTACGCAATACAAGAAATTGCTAAAGGATTTGAAATGATGGGTAATCTTACAGAATCCTTAATGGGTCTGATTATGATTGCACCCGCATTAATACCATTAACCGCAATATTAAGTTTACTTGGTATTGGTATGTTGGCATTGGGTCTTGGATTACTTTACGCAACGCCGGGTATTCTTGCATTTGGACTCGCATCTATGATATTGATTGCAGCAGTTCCAGCAATATCGGCATTAGCCGCAGGATTAAGTCAATTAGTGTTAGTCGCACCAGGTTTACTTTCCTTGGCGGCAGGACTTGCGGCAGTAGGGTTGGCGATGATGCCATTCGCAATGGGTCTATTGATGATAACACCATTCCTTGGAACAGTATTCGCATTAGGACTTATGTTACCAATGATTGCAGGAGCATTTGGAGCAGGTGGTGACGATGGTGGTGGTGCAACCGCAGGTGGTGGTGGTGAAAGTGACCCATTATTAGAAGAACTTAAATTGTTGAGAGCTGACATAAAGGGTCAACCAATACAAATAGTATTTGATAATAAAGTAGTTAGTGAAATATCAAGAACACAGAGAACAAGACAAAGTAGAGGAACATAATGTCATTAAAAGACTTAAAATCAAATCTTGGTGATTACAGAAAGCCAAAAAGTGAACCTCTTGAAGTAAAAACAAGAATAGAACCTTCTGCGTTTAATACTGTACCATTAACTGATAAAATCAAAACAAAAAATGATGTACAATATTCAAGACAAACTCCTGAAAAAGTAGGTACTTCTCAGAATAAAGTAACACAAGGTGATAAGTTCAAGGGTGAGACTGAAGCAAATGAAGTAACTCAAGGTGATAAGTTCAAAGGACAAACCGACCCAACACTTGTTAATCAGACAGAAAAGTTCAAAGGTGAAACAAACCCTACACTTGCAAATCAGACAGAAAAGTTTAAAGGTGA